TCCAGATTGTGAGCATTATTCCGGTCAGTTAAGATTTTCTAAGATCTTCCAAGAGTTTGCTATTAACACCGGTAAATCTAGAACTACTCATGAACTGGCGGACTTTATTAAAATGAACCGAAGCTATTTTGAGACTAAAGACAAGGCTATGCATCTTGTAAAAGTCCTAAAATCATTTAAGGCTAAAGTTAATAAGGAGATTGAAAGCAATGATGATAACCGTGGTAACAGAAGGATCCTAATGGATCAAGCGGTCGATAGTAATATTCCAGACGCATTTAAGGTTTCACTTCCTGTTTTTGAATACTATGGCAAAGAACTTATTGAAATTGAAATCTATATCGATAGCACAGATTTAAGCTGCCAATTGATTTCACCCGAAGCCAAAGATTTGGTTAATGATGTTACTGACGATCTAATTGATGCAGAAGTAGCCAAGATAAAAGAGGGCTTTCCTAACTTAAGAGTTGTACAAGTTTATTAATTATAAGCCCACAGGCTTTGTGTGTGGGCTTTATTATTCTTTTTTTATATGATAAATGGATATTCAATTTGCTTTAACGAATGGGCAATGGATAAATCGATTAAGAGTGAACTTGGTTTGCTTTTAATTATATCTGGTCTTACTGCTGAAAAAGGGTATTGCTATGCCAGTAATGAATACTTCGCGAAGCTTTTTAAAATAGATGAAAGTACAGTTAGTAGAAGGATCGCAAAACTAGATAAAAAAGGCTATGTCAAACTTAATTATGACAAGTCTGGAGCCTATATAAAAAGCAGAGAAATACGCTTGGCAAAAACGCCTACTTCGCTAGGCAAAAACGTCAACGGTACGCTAGGCAAAAACGTCAACGGTACGTTAGGCGAAAACGCCATAGAGAATAGTACAAGTATTAATACTACAAAAGATAATAAAGAGAATCTCGCTTTTAGTTTTCTAAAAAGTAATTATCCTTCTCGTTTAGAAACTGAATTTGTGATGCGATATAACAAATCGATAAGCAACAAAAAGAAGTTCGTCCAAGATTTTAATGATACTGTACAAATTGAAATTGATAATAATAAATTGAATTGGAGCGCGAATAGTTTGTTTGCCAGACTATCAAAATACGCTAGAAATTACGCTCAAAATGAATCTAAGTATAGCGAGCCAGAAGAAGAAAGAAGAGTTTACTTAAGAAACGTAAGATAATGGGAGAAATGAAAATGCCATATAACAAAGATTTAGAAGAAACCGTCATAGGTGCATTGTTAACCAACGCAGATGCAGCTATAGAAGTTATGCCTATCCTGAAGGATGCTAAGATATTCTTTAGTATTAAAATGCAAAAGATATTTAAGGCCATTGTAGCCATCTACAATGCCAACGATAAGATAGATATGCTTACTGTGGACGATAAGCTTAAGAGCTTAAAACTAGATGTACCTACTTACGATTTGGTTTTAATTTGTAATAAGACTGGATCTTCAGCTCATCTTGAATATCACTGCAGACTGCTTCTTCAGTATTACATTAAGCGATCAATCATAGAGAAGTCACAGCGCAATATCCAGTTAGCAATGGATGAGTCTACAGATTCTTTGGAGCTTTTGAATACAGATGCAAAAGCGAACGATGATATAAATGAAATTGTCTTTAGTGGTCGCAAAACTAAATCTTATGCTGAATCACTGCAAGATAATTTAAAGCGCGTGGAGATGCTGAGTAAAGCAGATCAAGTCAACTTAACCGGAGTACCAACAGGCTTTAAAGTTCTAGATGACTTTACTGGTGGATGGCAGCCTTCAGATCTTATTATTATTGCTGCACGTCCTGGTATGGGTAAAACTTCATTTGTGTTAAAAACTACACTCGAATGCGGAATAAGAAACATTCCGTGTGCTTTCTTTTCATTAGAAATGAGTAGCAATCAATTAAGTGCTAGGACCATTGCAAACAATTCTAACTTTCATTTATCACAGCTTATACGAAAAGGATTTGAGAAGCCTGAGTATTTTAATACGCTGTCTTCCAAGATCGATAAAATGAAGGACTTTCCTATCTACATTGAAGATACACCAAGCATGGATATACGTGACATCGTTAGTAAGGCACGTATCATGAAGCGGAAGCACGATATTAAGATTTTGATAGTAGACTATATTCAATTGATTGTAGACAAGACTAAGGCCAACAATAGAGAACAGGAGATATCATCTATCACTAGAAATTTAAAGCTAATAGCAAAGGAGCTTAATATTCCTGTGATAGCCTTAAGTCAATTGAATAGATCTGTAGAGACTAGAACCGATAAGCACCCAAAACTATCTGACCTTAGAGAGTCTGGAGCTATCGAGCAAGATGCGGATATAGTTACATTTCTGTATAGACACGAGTACTACTATCCAGACTCACCTCTTGATGATTGGCTGGTTAACAAAGGAGCCAATGCAGAATTCTCATTTGCTAAATACAGAGAGGGCTCTCTTGAAACTATTGGGCTGCACTTCGATGGTAACAAGGTCAAGTACTCAGACCCTCAAGAGCATGATGAATATGCAGATGATATACCCAAGATGGACCCAAACGATGATAATATATTTTAAAATGCCAAACAAACAAAGGAATATAAAAAGACCATGGGTAGCTGAGAGAGTGGATTACTCTCGTAGAACTACAAGCAACACTGGTTTCTACAACTCTTGGCCATGGAGAAAGTTAAGAAAGAGATTTATTGAATCTTATCCTAACTGTAAGAAGTGTGATGATGATTGCATTGTAAAAGAGGGTAAATATGTAGATCATATTCAAAGAATTGAAGATGGCGGAGCCAAACTAGATGAAAATAACTTACAAACCTTGTGCAAATATCATCACGATAGTAAGTCTGGAAAAGAAGCTCATGGTTACAGAGAAACCAAGGGGCATAGGGGTCAAAACACCAAAACATAAAATTATATATACATCGCCACTTACGGAGAATTTTACTAAAAGTTAATATTTGAGGGGGGGGCTTAAAGCTTTAGCAATGAAAACAGTACACAAAGGAGAAGCATCCAAGCTATTAAAAGAGATTCCTAAGTCACCATCTTATTTAGACGCTTCAGCAAAAAAACATTTTAAAAGTTTTGCTAAAATTTTAATTTCTTCTGAAACATTAAAAAGAATTCATATACCGGCTTTAGAAATTATGGCAGAAAACTTCTCACAATGGGAATGGGCCGTGAGGGAAATAAGATCTAAGAATAAAGATAAGAATGGATCTGGCTATAGGCAAAAATATGCATCTGGAGCAGAGAACATTTCAGTTGAATTGACCATAAAAAGGGATGCTGAAAAAGCGATCATGAGCTGTTTCAAACAATTTGGTATAGATCCACGATCTGAAAAAGAACTTAAGGACTCCGAAGATCCAAACCAAGGTGACTTATTTGCTGGATTTGCTAAACTAAAAAAATCATAAATGAATATTACTAACGAGATGCTCAATTCAATTCCATTTCAATACGCGCAAAATGTGCGTGATGGAAACATAGTTGTAGGCAAAACCATAAAGCAAGCAGTTAGTAGGTTTTATAAATGGATTGATGAAAGTGATCAGTCTGGTTTTTACATAGATCATGCTGCAGGTATGCATATTATTTTATTCTTTGAAGAATTTTTAATCCATACTAAAGGCGAAAAGGGCAAATTAAAAGAGTCATTTACTTTAGAACCATGGCAGCAGTTTACTCTCTATAACATTTTAGGATGGAAGGACCAGTCTGGGAATAGAAGAATAAAAACGGTCTATGAAAAAGTGGCTAGAAAAAACGGTAAAACAGCAACCTTGGCTGGTGTAGGTCTTTATTTTTTGTGCTTTGACGATGAAGCTTCACCAGAAATATATGCTGGTGCAACAAAAGAAGACCAGGCTAAAATAGTTTGGCAACAAGCTTATGACTTTGTCAAAAAATCGATACCACTTAGATCTGGAGGTGTGCAAAATACACAGCGCGAGATAAGATATCCATCTGCCATGGGTAAATTTAAATATCTCGGTGGTGACTCCAAATCACAAGATGGATTAAATCCTTCTCTTGCCATCATAGATGAATACCATGCGCACAAGGACGACAGCATTAGAGAGGTTTTGGAGTCAGCAATGGGTGCCAGAAAAAACCCTTTGCTTTATATAATTACTACTGCAGGATTCAACATGCAATCTGCCTGTAAAGAAGCTGAAGATGTTTACAAAGAAATCTTGAGTGGAATAAAAAATGATGATCACACTTTCATTATGATCCATGATCTTGATCATGACGATGATTGGGAAGACGAAGCAAACTGGATTAAAGCAAACCCAAATTTAAATGTATCTGTATCTATTTCACACTTAACATCTGAATATAAAAAGGCAATAAACCAATCTAGTAAAATACCAAATTTTAAAACAAAGCATCTTAACAAGTGGGTAGATGCTGCAACAGTTAGAATTCCTGAAGACATTTGGGATAAATGCTCAGGTAAAATTAGAATGAAAAATTTCTTAGAGCACGGATGTGCCGGTGCCTTGGACCTAAGTTCGACAATTGATTTAAGCGCCATAGTTTTTGTAAGTAATCCAGATGAAGATGGGATAAGAGATTTACTACCTATGCTATTTTGTCCACTAGATACTGTGGAAAAAAGATCCTCTGAAGATAGAGTTCCCTATAAATTTTGGAAAGATCAAACCCTTAAAGAATATATTGATCTAAAAGGCTTTACCGATGTCAGTAGTTTTTTCGAAAAGCAGCCGATTTTGCAAGCCACACCAGGT